TACCATCAGGTATTGTGTAAGCAGCAGTATCCTGTACCACACCATCTACAGATACAAGAACGTCTTGTACAGAACTAACGGCTGTTGTTAATGTAAATGTTGTATCACTGCCGTCACCATTAAATCTCTGTACGGCTGTTGTACTTTGATATGCTGTTGCTACATCTTTACCTATATAAACCATATTTATCCTTATGTACTAATTGCATCAACAAAACTAACATAACAGTTTAGTGAAGCATCTGTATCTGATTGAACTTTAAGCTCATCACCATTTTGTAGAACTATTTTACTTCCACCATCTATTAACTCTAAAGATGAACCTACTGGAATAGGTGCATTTTTAATTAAATAAACATTTAAATTACTTCCACCTGCTGCTGTTGTTTCTACAAAAACATCAACAGTTATTTGAGATGAAATTACATTTGCTAATCTTATTCCAACTATTGCATCATCTGAATCTGATGTAACAACTGTTCTAGCCGTAGTGCCTATATTTATATCACTATTACTATCAAATGCTACTGCTCTTTCAAAATCTTGTGCCATACTATTCTCCTAAAGTGCTATCGCCATAGCTGTAGCGAAACCTTTTGATGCTTTTGTGTCTATTTGAGTTTGAACATTTGATGTTACACCATCGACATGATTTAGCTCTGCTGCCGTAGCTGTGACATTTGTTCCACCTATATCTAACGTAGTCATTGATACTTCACCAGCAACTGTTAATACACCACTAGCCACTGTCATTAAATCAGTATCACCAGTATGTCCGATTGTTGATCCGTTAATAATTACGTTATCAACTGTAAGAGTTGTTAATGTTCCTAACGATGTTATATTTGATTGTGCTGCACCTGTTACTGTAGCGGCTGTGCCACTGACATTTCCTGTTACATTACCAACAACATTACCTGTATAACCACTAGAAGTAATTGTTCCTAATGAAGCACCACCATCTGCAAATGTTATTGTACCACCATCTGCATCTAATGTGATACCACCACTTGAATCAAGGGTTACAGTTGTTCCTGCAAGTTCTGCCGTGCCATCTGCTGTAATTTGTATATTACCTGCCGCACCACCACCATCTGTTGTAGCTATATCTAATGTTCCGTTTGTTCCTACTGTTATAGTGGCTGTGTCACCACTAGAACCTGTCATGGTAATAACTTTACCATCAATGCCTACATCATCTACAGTCAATGCAGTAAGCGTTCCTAATGATGTAATGTTGGTTTGTGCGGCTGTTGTAAGAGTTACATCAGCAACATAAGTTTTTACACGACTCATGTCAGAACGTCTGTTTGTGCCACCCCCACCATCATCAACTATGATCTCGTCTGCATCTGCAAGATTAGCACCTATATCTGTACCACCATCAATATCCAATGCACTAATCGCAACCTTACCTGCTGTAGATATTGTAGCAAGTTTACTATCTGCAATCGCTGCACTCGATTTTATATCAGCGTTAACAATGTTTGTTATTGTGTTGTTGTCAGAATCTATACTTTTGTTTGTAACTGTAGCAGTTGACGTTGCTGACAATAATTTAGAACTACCACCAGAACTAGGTAGTGTTAAAGTATTTGATGCACTTTCTGAGTGTGGTGCACCAATAAGTGTTTGTGCATGAGCATTAGAGCTTTCACAATAAAATTTAATCTGTGATACAGCACCACCATCATTTTTAAGATCAATTAAACCACCTGCGATAAACAAATCATGTGGAAGAGATACATGACCACTTGCATCTTCAAACACTGCTTTGTCAGCAGGATATGTCATAAAGATTGTTCTTGTACCAGATGACCAATTTACAGCATTGTTTGAGTTGGAACTTGCTAGTATAGTCGTTCTTGCTAACGTAGTTCCAGAAGATGTAAATGTGCCAATCCCAATTTCAAAGTCAGTGTTGTCAGTACAACAATAATAAGTTGTATCGCTATTATCAAGATTAGCAGTAAAAGTTTCAAAACCAGTTACAGCACCAGCTAATGTATATGTGCCAGTTCCTGTTGTTGTGGTTGTTTCTTTTACTCTATCATGTATTTCTAAAGCCATTACTTCAACTCAATACTCAAGTTTGTTGCGTTAATTCTAAATATATCATTTTGTGCCAATGTTTTACTTGCATCCAAAGCTCCAACAAATAGTATGTTACCACTTGAACTTGCATCTGCGATAATCACATGAGTTATTGTGACGTTGCCACTATCTGTTTTTGCAGGAAACTCAATCGCACTTGTGTTCTTTGCTGTCTGTGTATCTGTTGAGTCAGCACCTATTGTTGTCCAACTTGCTGCTGCTACTTGTTGTCTAGCATATCCACCAAAACTTGCTTCTGTTACTGAACCTGTTTCAGCCGCAGATACTGCTGTACATAGTCCAACATATATACTGTCACCTGGACTTGAAAAACTAAGAGAATTATTTTTAAATAAAAAATGTAATAATCTTCTCTCTAAATAGTTGGTTGCTGCATTTGAGGTTGCCATAATTTATCTCCTATGTCCTTGCTCTTCTAGGTAATCCTTGCCTGTAAGCATCAGCATTTTCCCTAGCTTCGCCTAAATCTTTTAATCTCATTAGTTCTTCAGTAAATCTTTTTTCGTATAAAGTCAAAATATCTGGTTCACCTTTCATAAAAATATAACTCTCATAAAGTGCTCCATATAATAAAGCACTTCTTGCATTTGTACTCAACCATGTTGTCGTTGTGTCGCTTGATATAGCAGATATAGCAGAAGAAGCACCTGTAGTACCACCAGTAACTGTTTCGCCACTCGTGAAGGCTGTCGTAGGCACAATAATAGTTAATTTATTTGTAGTGTCGTTTTTACTTTGTATTGTGGCTGTAGCACCACTAGAAGAACCTGTTATTACTTCATTTACAGCAAGACTAGAAGAAGATGCAACTGTTAGTTCAATTGTACTATCAGCTAAACTTGTTGGTCTATAATAATAATGTAATTCCACAGAATAGTTACTGTTAGGTGTTGGAGCTAATATAAAATTTGTTACATCAAAACGTGCATAATATTTAGGCACACCAGTTGTAGAACTATTAGGATTATACTCTTGTATAAAATTTACATCTTTTTCTAACAAAAACTCTATATTACTTGAATTTGTTAAAGACAAACTAAAAGAAGCTAAATAATCATCAGGAACAGATAAAAATCTATCTGATGATGTTGTTGCACTTGTTACGTTTTTACGAAATACTTCAAAATCAACTGATTTAAATATTCTGTTTTCTGCTGCTCTTATAAATTCTCTAAGATTATTAACAAAAGTTGTTTCAGTATTTTCAGAGTAATCTTGTATAGTTGATTTTAATTCTGTTAACGTAAAACTCATTTAACTCTCCAATGTAACAGGCCCTGCTGATGCAATTTTACCACCACCTTTTACAGAGCCTACAGTTGCAGTATCAGATACACTAACAGTATAACTATCTGCATCTACAACACTAACAATACTATATCCAGAAGCATTTTGCATTACTGAAGTTGTTATACCATCAAAAGGTGCTACATTTCTAAATCTAACAGTGCTTGATGCTAATCTTCCATGACTTTTTTCTGTAACAGTTATTGTGCTGCTTCCAGAACTACCTGTCTGAAAAGGATTTAGTTCTAATAAAACTTCTATAGATGGCTCTGATCTTTCAGGTCTTGCATCTTTTAAAGTTTCTGTATCAGGTTTTTTATTTCTAGGATCAAGTTGTGGATGTTTATCTTCATATTCATCTTTACCAACAAGCAATCCATTCCATTCTTTTCTAGTATCTTTAAAACGATACCTAAATCCAGAACGATCTGAAATCACATAAGCGTTACTTGCATTTGCATATTTTGGCATTATCCAACCTTATAATATGACATTGAAGGTGTTATGGTAAATGACGATCTATCTCTATCCTCTGCCATTGCTCTATCAAATTCTTCTTCATAAACATTTTTTAATAATTGAATACGATCTGGTGCACGTTTCATTGAAATATAATATGCTAAACCAGCAGCTAAACAAGGATAAAATCTAAATGGAACTTCTAAAGTATTTTGCATAGTATCAGCATCTTGTATTCTAGTAAGAGCATCATAATGTATAACATCTGTACTATTTTCAGGTGCAGGCCATATTTTTAAATTAGGAGTTATTTGTCTATCAAGAAAATATTGTGTTGGTCTTCCTGTGGTTGTTTTAGTTGGTATAGATAAATAAGTATCACGACTAACTCGTGACATGTTAAAATCTGTTCCACTTCTTCTTACAACTAAAGACAAAACATCAATAACATCAGCACCTAAATCGTATTCAGTATCATCTGCTGTTAATGCTTGTGTTCTTTGAACAATTGTCCATTGATTTAAACCTCTGTTAGCCCATTCTGCTAACATTAAGTTTAATGATCTTTTAGCTGTTTTTAAATCATAGCCTGTTCTAATTTCTAAACCACATCTCTCAAATGCTTCTTCTATATAGTCATCAACTGCTAATTCAAAGTCTGTAGAGCTAGATGTTGTCATTTTTACCTCATATAATTTGCGTAATAAGAATTAAAACCAAAGAACATAATTGAGCGATAGCTAAAATAACTATCGCCCATATTTTTTGATTTACAGATTTAATGTCATCTTTTAAATGAACAAGATGATTATTTTCTATAGTATCTAACCTTTGATTAATTACCTTTATATCACCTTGTAATTTAGCAGACATTAGTATCCTTTTCTTACTTGCATAATAATTGTGTAAGTATCTGCACTAGAATGTCCAACAGTAGTAAATTTTATATCACCTGTTTTACCACTACCAGAGTTGTTTGATAATCCACCAAAAGATGTGTAATCATGATAACCAGATTGATTTTCACCTAGCTGTATTGCTAACACATCAGATGTAGCATCAAAAAGAATACTAACTTTCATACCTGTACACTGCCACCATATTTTTTCTATAGTTGCGTCTGTACAAGCACGTCCACTTGCATCACCTCCTAGAGCACTCACATCAACTTTTGTAACGGCACTTTCACCTGTGCCGTCACTTATGTTAGTGAATTTTAAAACAGCCGTTTTTAAGCCATCTTGTATGGTTTGACTTGCTACTGCATCAGCCATGTTACCCTCCTAGTATACTGAGTATTCTATTTCGAGAGTACCCCTAAAAGCTGTTAAAGCTGTGTCACAAGTAGAACCTGCACCTAAGTATAAGTTTTTACTTGCAATTGCTGCACTAATATTTGGTTCAAACACATGAAATGTTCCAGCAGTAGCATCTAAATCAATGTCTACTTCTGTTACTGAATCTGTTGCTGAAATTCTTGGATTAAATGAAGCAACTCCAGCACCCACAATCTCTGTACCTGAAGATATAGCAGTGTTAGTTGCTGTACCTGATGTTGCACTTAATTGTAAGTTAGCCAATGAATTAGCATCACTTGCTGCAGCAGTTGTAATTCCCAAAACTACCTTGTGAATAAAAAATTTACTTGCTGTGACAAGTGCATCTGGATGATCTGTATTTAGTTCACCTAATTCTACAAGAACGTCATTGTCTGCATAAGTTGTACCTGCTGCATTTGTATCAGCTAAACTTATAGCAAATGTTTGAATTTTTCTTGTACCCATTGAAATTAACTGTCCAGTTGAATTAACTGAAAAACCAGTTTCTGTAATAGCACCAGTAGTACTATTTTCATTTATTACTTTAAAACCACTCTTTGATCGAATGGTACTCGAAAAAGTTGTATTTGCCATATATATTCTCCTTATCTTGGCTTGTCTGCATTATGCAGTTAAGGTTTTTTTTAAGAATATAAAAAAAAAGGCGACTTGTAAAGTCGCCTTTAACATTTGTTCGGTTTATTTAAGCACCTGGTGATCCAAATACACATCTTGGATCAGAAAATCCAAATGAATATCTTTCTCTAGCTTTAAACCTCATGTTACCAGTTGTGAAGTCATCTTCCATTGATGTTGCAAGAGGTGCTCTTTCGAAATGTACGAAACCTCTTGGTGCATCTGTTTTAATGAAAAATGCATCAGTGTCTGTTAAGAAATGGTTAACAACATAACCATCTGGTAACATACCCATATTTCTATGAGCGTTCACATCGTTATCTGATGTACCTGGTCTTAGAGTTGACTCTAATAAACGATCAGCAACAAATTGTAGTTGAGGTGGAATAATAACTTTCATACCACGAAGTGCGATAATCATATTCCTTTCATCAACAAATGTTGAAATGTCAATTAAAGCGTTCTCTAATGATGTTTCATTTAAATCGGCAGCCGTGCTTGGCTCATTTCTAAATGTTCCACCACCACCAAGAGGATGATCAGTAGCACAAAGCTCCTTACCATCACCACCAGTGAATGAACTGTCAAACGCATTATTTAATACTGCCGCAGCTTTTACTTGCTTACTGTGAGCCATAGAACGAGCTAATGCTCTAGTATATCTTGCACCTAATCTATCGTACAAGTTATCTTCCATAGCTTCTTGTGTTAAAGCAAAAGCCAATGCAATTGTTTCATGCGTATAACGTGCAGTGTAAACTTCGTTAGCTGTATCGAAATTTACTCCAGCACCTTCAGCTTTAGTTGGTGCGTTACCAAAACCTGATAACATCACTTCTTCTTCAAATGCTCTATCAGAAGATTCTGTGTCAAATATTTCTGCGTGTTCTGCATCATATCTGTCGTATTCCATTCCAAACAATGCGTTTAGACCTGGTTCTAGCTCTTTCGCTAGTTGTGCTCTACTTATCGCCATTATCTACCTCCTACGCTAAGCCTGCACCTTTTTGACCAAAAATAGAATTTTGGATCACAACGTGCACATTGGTTGCATCTGACGAAACATCAGAATTTTCAGGGTCTTGCGAAATGTCAATACATTTTAAAGGTAAACCAGCAGTTGTAGCACCAGTTGCTACATCTAGCTCAGCACCAGAAATACCAGTAGTGGTACTGCCAGAGCTTGTGTAAGCAATATCAAAGTTACCAAATAAATCTGCAACTGGAAAAGCTGCATTGCATTGAATTTCATAGATAACACTTGGGTCATCTATAATGAAAGCAATAATGTCAGAAGCATTAGTACTTGCAGGATAGAAATTACTAAATTTCTGTTCCTTAGTTGTTGGGTCAGTATACTGAACACCATTAAATACACCTACAATAGGAACAGTACCACCATCAGCGTGTACTTCTACAGTACCACCAGTGACTTGAGCTACCATGTCACCTTGAAAGATTGATGTTCCATAATTTGCGGCGATTCTATATCGGCTTTGTCCACCAGTAAAAGGCATACCACCTATTTTACCTACAGGACGCATACCAAAAGCGGCATCTTGATTTGCCATTTGAATTCTCCTTATTTATCGTTTAAATTTCTATTTATCCCAAATGAAACATTACTGCTTCTTTGGGGTTTTAATTTTGGCATAACTGGATTATTTTCTCTCATCCAATCACGATCCACAGCTTCCATTTGAGTCTGTGTTTTATTTTCAAAATAGTTCTTACGTTGTTCCACAATTTCTTCTGGAATTCTTGCAAGTAATAATCCACCAGTGCCTATTACGCCAGCGTTTTTACCTTCATCAATAACAGGAGCATCAAAATCAGGGTAGTCTTCTGCTTTAACAAGTTCGTAACCTTCACGTCTTCTTTTGTGAATATTGTTTTTATCGTCATATTCCATGACAGATTCTCTTATCCACCTATGAGTGTAACCTACTGGAGGTTCAGGTGCGTCAAGTGCAGATGGTGGCTTCCAATCGTTTCTTCGCTCTGTTTTTTCACGAGATTGCGAATCTCGACTTTTTCTATCAATTTCAGCCATTATGCACTCCTTGAGTTAATTTTAGCAACTTCCTTCGCATATCTCTCAAGAGGTATGTTCATTTTTTTTGCGAAAGCTACTTGACCTGGGGATAATTCCACAGTTTTTTTCCGTCCAGATTTAACAGCACGTCCATTTGACGTGGCAGGAGCTACAGCTTGGACGTTTTGCCGTTTCTCCTGAAACTTATTTGGAAAACTATCACGCATCCTTTTATCTATTTCTGAGTAATAATCATCAGATGTCGGATCAAAACCTTCTGAACCAACTAATTGTTGATGTAATCCTTGAGCAGCACCTGTCATAACCATATCTGTTCCAAACCAAGTATTGGACTTCATCCAAGTTTGTAATTTTGGGTCAAGGTCTTCTACTTTTGGTGTTTGTTGTTTTTGAGGTTGCTGTTGTGGTTGTTGCGGTTGCTGAACTTCTTGTTCTGATCTAGCTTTTTGTATTCTCAATCTTTCTTTTTCTATAGCTAATTTAGCCATAACATCTTGAGCTTCCGCCATTTTATCAGAGTCGCCAGCATCATATGCTTCTTTAAATAATCTTTTAGCTTGCTCGCTTTGACTATCAACACGAGTGCCATACTCACTAATATAACCTTTATCTAAATTGGTTAACTTATTATTTAGCTCATCATTTTGTTTTTTTTGTTGTTCAGCATATTGATAAGCAGCTTGTGCTTCTTCTAACGCTTGTTTTCTTTGAGCCGTAAGTTGATTAATTCTCTTTTGAACTTTTTCGCTATATTCTTCGTGTTCATCAGATTGTTCTTGAACATTTGTTCGGGTTTCTTCTTTTTCTTGAACAACTGGTATTTCAGATTGAGATGTTTGTTGTTCTACTTCTTCAACATCAATTGAAACAACTTCATCTTCTGTAACAGCATTTTGATTTTCTATATTCATTTTTTTTCTCCAATTTCTTTATACATAGGAAATATCACTTGGGTCAAGTATTGTTGCGATAATATTGTCATCATTTATCAATCTTACCTCTAAATTCTCAACTTTAAAACGATTTCCTGCATATCTTCCCATAAGAACCCAGCTTTTCTCTGAACACCAAGCACCTGATGGGAATTTCCCAACATCTTTATAAGCATCTTCTCCTAATTTAACTACATAAGCTGCTACAGTTGCAAAACTTTCTCTATCTCTTGTAGCATCAGGAATAAAAATACCACCTTTAGTTTGTGACTTCATATAGTAAGGTATAACAAGTATTCTGTATCCTACTGGTTGAGGAAGTCTCTCCAAAGCTGAAGGCTCTAATTTTGAAGGGTCTTTTGAATTTGGACTGTCTTCTATTTTTGGAAATCCTTTTTTTACTGCGTCAGGTATTTCCATACTTATCGCTTCTTTTTTACGTGCATTAGCAATTCTTTCTGGCACGAATAATTTTTTAGCCATCTTCTAGCTCTATTCCTTTCATCGTGGCTTTTATTTCTTCTTCAGCGTAAGTCATGCCACGTATTTGACCTACAATGAACCGATAGTCCTCTATGGATTCTACCGCACCATCAGAAAGTGTAATCATAAAATTATGTTTACGCTCTCGTATGTTCTTTAACAAATGTTCAGCTAGTTTTATTCCGTCCACTTTTTTTCCTTATAGCTTCTTTGCCTTTTTTAAAAATGCTTGCAACTTGAGCCTTACCCATTACCTTTGCTCTTTGTTCTCCAACTGTGAGGATTTGAATTTTTCTTGCATAAGGTTTATTGACTTTTTTAACCTTTGCAACTGTTGCTCTTGCGTCAGATGGAGTTGCGAACTTGATGCCAACCGTGTCTTTAGGGTTTTCATCCGTGTATAAACGTCTACCACTACCTTTTGGTTTTTTACCTGTTCCTACTTTTGGGTCTTTTCTTTTTGCCATTAATAACGCTTTTTAAAGTTTTAGCTTGTGAAGCATGTAATTTAGATGCTTTGTTTAAACCCTTAATTACTTTTTTAATTTTTTTAACTGCCATTACTTACCCTTTTTATTTATCATTTGCAATCCTTGTTTACCGAATCTATAACCGAAGCTGCTTCCAATTATTATATACAACATGTTGGCGAACCAATTTGGAGTTGATTCTTCTAAAAATATAAACCCTTCTTTAACAAATGGTTGTGTCCAAGGCAAAAATGAAGCTACAAGGATTGCCCCAAAAATAAGTGACCAAAATTCGTCCTTCCAACTTTCACCCATTTGATTTGTAAGAGCCTGCTCATTAAGAAAACTAGAGGTGGCTTCTGTCTCATAGACCTTCGCTTCCGCTTTGGCTTTCGCTACTTTTACTTCTGTTTCTGCTTTTGCCTTATCAACACGGCCTTGTAACCACGTACCAGCTAAACTAGCTATAGGCGAAATAAGATTTCCTAACATATCATAATCCTTTATTTGGTGAGAGACACTTGCAGATTAACTATAACATAACTCATAAATTAATTATAAAAAGATTTAAATTGAGCAAGTATCTCTCATAACTTTGGTGAAGAAGGATGGCACCCCTGCGATCCTTCCTCATATATTAACATTTCCATCTTCTTCTAGCTTGTCGTATTCTTGAATTAGGGTCATTTCTTGTCTTTGCTGAACTTCTTTTTAACTGACCTAATGATCTAGCACAGTATGATTTACGTCTTTTAGCTGCTGCACTACCTTTTTTTACCTTTCCAGTTACAGCAGTTTTTAATTTACTGCCAGGATTTTCACGTCTGTATCTAGCGACACCTTTAGCAGTCATTCCTGCACCTTTTTTAGTAGGTCTTTTATCACCACTTTTTATGGTGTAACCTTTCATGCTACCCTTTTTTTGTGCCACGTTTCTTTCTCCTAGCTGCTTCAACCCTTCTTGGCTTACCTGCTGGTTGACCTAATCTTTTCTTTTGAGCAACTCTTTTCGCTTTTTCAGAGCTTGACATCTCTCCTGCAGTTTTTGGGGTTTTAGCAGATACCCTCTTTGAGGGGCGACAATATGGAGTACCCCGTTTCTCACCTTTCCTTCTCCCACATGCTTTCCCCGTGCGGACATCTTTCCAATCCTCCTTAAACCAACGCTTTAATGCTAAACCTGACTTTGTTTTACGAACAGCCATTAGAAATTCCTAGTTCTTTTCCTTCTTGAATTTTCCACTTGACCACAACCTTTAGCTATGTAACCACCTTTATTCATTTTTACAACGCCACCCATTGCTTTCTTTTTAGCTTTTTTAGAAGATGATTTACCATAATT